ATGGTGGTCAATGTCAAGGCATGTTTGCTCGTTCAATTGCTGATCTCTCGGCTCTTTGTACGCACTATGGCATTCAGGTTAGATTCTACTTTCTGTTTAATGAAAGCCTAATTACCCGTGCACGCAACTATTGTGCCGACGAGTTTATCCGTTCGAATGATACACATCTAATGTTTATTGACTCTGACATTGGCTTTAATGCTAATGATGTTATTGCTCTCATGGCTTTGCAGTCTGAAAATCCAGATGATGACCAATATGACATCATTGCAGGACCATATCCTAAGAAGTGCATTAGTTGGGAAAAGATCAAGATAGCTGTTGATAAGGGATTTGCTGATGAAGATCCTTCTAATCTTGAAAAGTATGTAGGTGATTACGTCTTTAATCCAGCCGGCGGAGTAAGTGAAATTGCTCTTGGTGAACCTGTTGAAGTGCTTGAAGCTGGTACCGGATTTATGATGATTCGTCGTAATACTTTTGACAAGTTTGCAGAGGCATACCCCCAGCAGATGTACAAGCCTGACCATGTTCGTACAGAACATTTTGATGGTAGTCGTGAGATCATGGCTTTCTTTGATACACCAATTGATCATAAGCGTACAAACATCAACTTTGAACTTAAGACTTTCCTAGAAAATAATCCAGATGCAACTCAGCAAGAAATTGTAGCTTTTGTTGAAGATCCAAATGCAGGTAGCCGTGAATACTCGAAGCGTTATCTGTCTGAAGACTATATGTTCTGCCAGTGGACACGTAATGCTGGTCTGAAAGTATGGCTCTGCCCATGGATTCAGTTGCAGCACGTAGGCATGTATGTCTTTGGTGGTTCGCTTGTCGATCTGGCTCAGATCGGTGCTGCTGCTACTGCAGACCCAAGTGTGTTAAAGAAGAATAAAAAAGTAAAATAGTGATGTACACTTATCCGCAGTCATGCTATATTGGTAAATGACTGCGGATAAGTCATTTTAACATGGAGATATATTATGAAGCTTAACTCGAATACTACACAGATCCTTAAGAACTTCTCATCGATCAATCAGAACATTATGATTAAACAAGGCAATCAAGTACGTACCATCTCGCCTACTAAGTCTGTTCTTGCACGTGCATTTCTTAATCAAGAATTTGATTCAACATTTGCAATATACGATCTTAGCCGATTCCTTGGTACAGTCTCGTTATTCAACGAACCAGAGCTTATTCTCAAGGATTCATATGTTGAGATTGCTGAAGCTGGCAATACCTTTAAGTATGCTTTCAGTGATCCTTCGTTGATTATGGTTGCTCCTGATAAGGAGATTGAACTTCCTAATCCTGAAGTACGCTTTACTCTGACCGAAGATGCACTAAGCCGTGTTATGAAGGCATTGAGTGTATCACAACTTCCTGATATTGCAGTCACCGGTATCGAAGGCCGCATCCTGCTTCAGGCTGTTGATACTAAGGGTGCAACAAACGACTCATTCAGTGTTGAAGTCGGTGAGACTGATGCAAACTTCCGCATGGTTTTCCGTTCGGATAACATCAAGCTTATTCCTGGTAAGTATGACGTATCCATCTCGTCAAAAGGTCTCAGCCATTTCAAAGGCGAGACTGTTGAATACTGGATTGCGGTGGAGAGTAATTCTAAGTACGACGGTTAATTTTGTTTGTGATGGAGATATATTATGTTAGAAGAATTTTTGTGGGTCGAGAAGTATCGGCCAAAGACCATTGCAGACACTATCCTTCCTACTCATCTAAAGACTGTATTTCAACAGTTTGTTGACCAGAAGAATATTCCAAACCTCATATTGTCCGGTTCTGCTGGTGTTGGTAAGACAACAGTTGCTCGAGCAATGTGTGAAGAACTAGGTTGTGACTATATCGTTATCAACGGTTCTATGAACGGCGGTATCGATACACTACGTAACGATATCTCTCGTTTTGCTTCATCAATCTCAATGTCAGGTGGCCGCAAGTACGTTATCCTAGACGAAGCTGATTACCTTAATGCACAATCTACCCAACCGGCTCTCCGTAACTTCATGGAAGAGTTCTCGGCCAATTGTGGTTTCATCCTGACATGCAACTTCAAAGATCGTATCATTGAACCGTTGCAGTCACGGTGTTCTGTCATTAATTTTAAGATCTCTAAGGCAGAGATGGCTACCCTCGCATTACAGTTCATGAAGCGTGTTGTAGTTATTCTTGAGAAGGAGAATGTTCCGTTCGAGAAAGCGGTTGTTGCTCAGGTTTTAACTAAGCACTTCCCAGATTGGCGGCGTGTTCTTAATGAACTCCAGCAGTATTCAGCTACTGGTAACATTGACTCTGGTATTTTATCAAACTTCTCCGATAATGCACTTGCTAAGCTCATTACATATCTGAAGGACAGAAACTTCAGTGGTATGCGCAAGTGGGTTGCTGAATCGGATATGGATACCACTGAGTTCTTCCGTGCCTTCTTTGACAAGGCGGAGGATTATATAAAGCCTGACTCCATACCGGTATTAGTCCTCCACCTTGCAAAGTATCAGTATCAGAATGCATTTGCTGCTGACCCTGAAATTAACCTAACGGCTTGTCTTACCGAAGTCATGGCAGACTGTGAGTTTGTGTGACCTGGTTTAATCGGAACAAAAACTGTGCCGTGTGCGAAGAAAAGTATCTCAAGAGTGTACCATTCCATGAAATGCGGCTAAGTACCGATGATGGTGTGGTTTCTCTTGAGATTTGTGAAAATTGTGCAGACTTCTTTGATAAGTCTGCCGAGGTGATTATGAAGGGCAAACAACAGGATGACACCGTTTGATTTTGTAACTAGCATCAATTCCACTAAGAAAAACCTAATGAAAGGTACTGAAAACGACCAACTAGCAGAAAAAACCTACTCACCATTCCTCACCAATAAATCACTATCTTACTTCCCGGATACTGTTGAACTGGCCAACATGATGAACTGCAATCATGCTCTGGATAATAAACTACAATATTTGTTTCTAATAAATATTGTACGGCCCAGTAAACGGTATTCAAAATGGGTGAAAAAAGATAAGGATAGTGATTTAGAACTGGTAATGTCTTATTACGGCTATAACCGTCAAAAGGCCAAAACCGCAATTAAGTTACTTTCCCCGAATCAAATGAAAACAATAAAAAATAAACTTGATAAGGGCGGAGTTAGAAATGAACGTAGTCGATAGTTTAATCGAAATAAAACTGGGTGAGGAAGACGATTTTTTGAAAGTCCGTGAGACACTGACACGTATTGGTGTTGCATCACGCAAGGATAAAACTCTATACCAATCATGCCATATCTTGCACAAGCAAGGCAAATACTATATTGTGCATTTTAAGGAGCTCTTTGCTCTTGACGGTAAGCCAACAAACTTCTCTGATGAAGACATTGGCCGTAGGAATGCTATAACTAATCTATTGGTTGACTGGGGCCTAGTTAAGTTGGCTGAGGAAGGTTCAACTGATGAACCACTTACTCCGATGAATCAGATCAAGATCCTTCCTTTCAAAGAGAAGGAAGAATGGAACCTTGTGACTAAATATAACATCGGTCGCAAAAAGTAAATTCAAAAACATTTAAAAAAGTGCGCTTGGTTGATTCTGAGCGCACTTTTTTGTGTACATTAATTCAAAACTGTATATAATGGTTATATCAACAGTGAATAAGGATTTTTAATTATGATGACTCTTCGTGATATCGATGCTGCAACCGGTTCTAAGGATGCATGTCTTTACTCAGACCTGCACAAAGATGTGTATGGTTTCCGCCCACGTGATGTGCGGTGGCAGTCGGTCGAAGAATTTGATGCAGACTTTAAGTACCTTTGCAAAAAGCTCGATGAGCAGATTGCTAAGGAAGCTGTAGATCAGCAAAACAACTTTTATGAGTTTGTTTGCGTTGTTGATGACATGCAAAAGGTAATGAACAACTGCACACGTGAGCGTGCAATTGAGCTTATTGCTGAAGGTGAAGGTATCCGCAAGGAACAGTTTGATTTCTACGGTCTTGAGATTCTTGAGAATAGGCTCAACCTCAAGTATGGTTCAATCGCCAAGTGGCTTTCGGAGTAAGTATAATGAATACCATTATTGAAGATATCGAATTGTCGTATCCTGTTGGCAAATCCAATGGATACTCAGATGTCAAGGCATACTGGATTCCTATGCGGTTCTATGAGAATATTCGTTACGCATATAAAGATGCAGGTATCAAAGTTCGAATCCGTTTTCGCGGATCACGTAAAGATTCGGTAGGCCGCGAAATGCCACGTTTGGATGGAACTACCTATCGCCGTACGCGCAGTCAGGCTAATCAAGATTGTCTTATGGCTGATGCAACACACTTCACAGTATATGGCCGCAAATAGTTGTATACAAATTATGCAATCTATCGTATTGTGAATAATAAGAGCGGAGTTACGTAAGTGAAAAGTACAATCGTCTATTTGCATGGATACGGTAGTTCGCCTAGTGGCGATACTGCGCAGCATATCAAGAAGTCTTTTCCAGGCCAAAAGTTCATTGCGCCTGCAATCGACCACAACCAACATCCGGATGTCTTAAAAAAGCAGATGGACAATCTTGCCAAGAGGCTTAAGAAGCATGATGATCCAATCATTGTTGGTTCTAGCGCCGGCGGCTTCTGGGGCGACTATATGGCAGCTAAGCATGGTATAAAGACTGTGCTAATAAACCCTTCGTTAAAGCCATCCATCAACTATAAGAAGTTTAATCTCCCTAAGGAGCATTATGCTGCATATAAGAAGCTCGAAGATGCATCAGTTGGGCATGCCCGCCATCACGTAGTAGTCTTTCATGGTACCGAGGATACAGTTGTGCCTAGGGAACATATTAATACTTACTACAAGAAACCTATTGATCTTCCTGGCGAAGGTCACCGTGTTGTCAACTTCACTCCGGTAATAAATACCATTAGCAAGATGATTGGTAATTTTCCGGAGCACCATTAATGAACACATTTAAACAATTTATTCTACAAGAACGGTTCATAAACCTTCTGCCACATCATGAAGATGAAAAGCATAAGCATGCCGATCATGTGTTCAATATGGTTCAGAAGGCATACCATCATATTGGTGGCATCCATGGCTCCGGGTTCAAGAATCCTGCTGACATGGTTAAGAACATTCCTATGTGGAAACTGCATAAAGACGCCTCTGGTAAGGTCAGAGGTGTTGCCTTGTATAAAGACAAGACGGGCAGGAAGCGCGTAGCTATGGCGTCTGATGGTTCTGATGAAGGCAAGGCGGGTCTTGCTAATATAGTTAAAAGTGATATCAGCCAAAAGAGATCACATGCAGAGATCTCTGGCCCGTCGCTTTCGTTTCATAAGAAGCAGATTGGTGATCTAAAACCACACACACTGTCACGCGCGGATGCTCAGAGGGCAATGCCTGGAGAGCGCCTAGGCACACCTCACCCGGATGATCCTGAACTGAAACGTCATCCTGAACTTAAGAATCACTTCTATACAAGAGAAATCGGTGGAGAAACCCATACAAAACTTATGATCGGCACACCAGGTAAACGTATAAAATAGTTGTGTACAATTAAGCCATAATAGGTTATATTAGAATATTATAGTATGGAGATTGATTATGCAAGTAGAAATGTTTTCTTTGCCAACACTTAGTGATGGCGTAACGGCTGTAGAACAAAAGTTCTGCGAAGTCTATAGTGCATATCGTAATGGTGAGAGTCTTGATCCTGAAGTTCTTGACTGGATGGATACGGCTAACACATGGTTGATGGAGTCGAAGTAATGCCGAATGAAAATAAAGGTGGCACGTTTGCGCCGGCAGACATGGAGTTGCTAAAACGTGCACTCCGCTGTTATAAAGATAAGCTTATCGATATAGAGATGCCTGATCGTGGTGGTTCACCTGAGTTAATGAAAGTGGCTAACCTTCTTCATCGAATAGGCCGTATCGCCTAAGAGTTAAAGGTCCCGTAGCTCAGCTGGATAGAGCACGAGCCTTCTAAGCTTGGGGCCGCAGGTTCGAATCCTGCCGGGATCACCATTTTGTTGTGTACATTATTTCTTTTCTGATGTAAGATGGATCTATAATCAGAAAGGAAACGAAGATGCTCAACTACACTCTTACCATTCGCAACGCTAAAACCAACAGGGTTCTTCGTAAGATCGAATACAAAGATCACAGCGGTCATGCTATGATGGATGAATGCTTCTATTGGAAGCGGCATTATCGGAATAAAGGCATTGAGATTATCAACGAATGGTAATCTACGGGGGCATAGTCCAACGGCAGAGACAAAGGACTTAAAATCCTTCCAGTGTGAGTTCGAGTCTCGCTGCCCCTACCATTTCGGACACTTAGCTCAGTAGGTAGAGCAACGGGCTTTTAACCTGTAGGTCCCGGGTTCGAGCCCCGGAGTGTCCACCATATAATGCCCTTATAGCTCAGTTGGTAGAGCAGTTGATTTGTAATCATCAGGTCCGGCGTTCGAGTCGTCGTGAGGGCACCACTTTTTAGTGTACATTAATTGATATTTAGTGTAGAGTAAATAATAGAAACGGGAGATTTATTATGACTGATTTAGTTAAATTAGCATCTGATTATTTGACAATGGCTGAAACGCGGTTTGCATCAGTACAGCGGTATACACCAGAATCTTCTGAGGTTGCTCGATTGCAAGGTATCATTGCT